TTCAGGAGTTTCAACCGTTTCGTCAACGGGTTCGATCTCATTCGGTGCTTTTTCATTTATCTCTACTCGGTGTAATTCAGCCATGATAGTTTACTCTTCAGGTGGTGGTTCTTGTTGTGCCATGTACTGCTCCTGTGCAGCATTGATAGCAGGTGCTACGGCAGGACTACCCAACTTCATCATCATCTCTTGTTGTTGTGCTTGCTGCATAGCTTGTTGAATCTCTTCTTCCGTCTTGATCAGTCCCTCAGTTTCTATACCAAGAGCAGTAGCACGACGCTTGAAGTAATCAGATACATTCAGATACTGTGTCACTGCTTGTGGTCCTACTACTTGATTAGCACCTGCCAAGAATAAATCAAGACGTTGTAAATCATTACCACGACCCAGTGCTTCAACACCAGTAACGATAGTAGGTTTAACAATATCTTTAGGTAGCTTAGGCAGACGCTTGTCCTTGGACATACGATCCATCAGACGACTGACGATAGGTAGTTGTAGTTCCTGTGATAAGAGAGAGTAGAGACCGCCAAGGGCAGCTTCCAGTTCTTGACTGAGCATTCTTATCTCCTCAGCGGTCACTCTCTCGGCATCCCTAACAACCCCTGATGTCAGTAGAAAGGCTTGCGATAGACGATCCGTAATCCCTTGCATTGTTGCTTGAGCAGTACGGAAGTCATTAAATTTATTAAGTTGTAAAACGGATACGTCTCCTTCAGACCCTTGTACGATTGCACCGTTAGGAGCTTCAGCCAATGTACGTGAACGTGTTGTACCGTTAGGATTAACCATGAACAATACTTTAGCTGCTGCTGCACTACCCTCGACGATAGCTTTAGTCAGTGCTTCCAACGACTTGATGTCACCGATGTATTCCTCAACGAACCCACGTCCGTAGTCTTCTCCGTCTATCTGTGTGTAACGTAACGGTAACCAAGGAGACTTATCTATCGGATACGATCCAATGCTCTCCTCAATAACGATACCCTTAACGTCTTGTTTTACATTAAACTTGTCTCCCTCTCTAACGATAGAGGTGTACAGATCACAGGTGTTTTCTTTTTCCTGACGGTACACTTCTTCACGAACACTCTCAGGTAACATCATAGGTGCTACCGTTTCTTTGACAGCTATGTGTGTAACGTTACCCATTGGATCACGCTTAACAACGTAACGATCCAAACGAAACACTCTCATACCTCCTTCATCAGGTAAGTACAACAGACTGTTACCACTGATAAGAAGATTCTTTAGTGCTTGGAAGATACCGTTCCTAAAGTTCTGTACTTCTACTTCCTGTGATACACTACGCTCAACATCAGCCAGTGCTTTCTCTAAGTCCGTCCGTAACTGCTCCGCTCCCTCTGGTCCTAGTTCAGCTTTTGCTTTATCTAATTCGTAGCGATCTATGACCAACCGAAAGAACGGAGCGTTAGGCGGTAGTAGGGCAAGTAAAAGTTTAGATGCTAAGTTAAGAACACCACGTGCTCCGATGCCTTGATAGGGTGTGTAATACTTAGTAGCAAAGTTGTGACCGTCAGGGGGTAGGACATACGGTAGTGTTAACTCAGATGATGTACGACCACGATCTAAGAACGACCAACGTTGATTCTCTAAGCTGTGATATAAACCCTGTGCTGTCTCGTTCATCTATTAAGTTCCTGTGTAGAATTGCCAGTTAGCTCCGTCGTATACATATAACCTAACAACATCAGATGCCATAAGTATTGTACCAACATCGTCACCTGTTCGTGCTTCTATGTTTGCTTGTGTGTCGTATCCTGCTTGGAACGTAGCGTCAAATAAATCCAACGGAAAGCTTGTACCAAACTGAGGAGCTAAGAACTCAGTAGCATCTTGCAACTCAGTAGGAGCCGGTATGTTTACCGCAACAAGAGACATTAAAGAGAAGAGGTAGTGCCTGTAGCGTAGACGCTGTAAGTTCCGTCAGTACGACTTGACACTGAAGCTCTGATCTTTTCGTAGTGTCCGTACTCATCTCTTATCATAATGTTACCAGAAGATGTTACGGAACGACTATCAATTGCTCTCCAAGCTCCACCAATGTACGCTTCAACAGCAACGGTAGCACCAGTAGTTACTGATTCAGACTCAATAACAAATGTCCATCCTTTAGAACGCTCGGCTCCAACAGCACTACCAGCACCGTTAGCAACCGCACCGTCTAATAACGTAAGTTTATCTAATCCTATAATCATGATGTTAATTGTACTCCTGTTTGTCCGGGTTGCATACCAAGGGAAGGACGACGACTTACTGTTAACGTTCTTGTTCCACGCTTACGCTGTTGTCCACGTGCTGCTCTTGCCTTTGTAGGCTCTGCTCTAACGGCTGTTGCTGTCGGAGGGGGAGGTGGTGGAGGTGGAGGGGGTGGAGGTGCTGGTTGTGATGATCCGCCAAAACACATAATTAGTCCTTGGTTATAATGTTATCTTGAAGTTGTTCGTCGTATATTTGTTTAAGGAATGTAATTACACTTCTTTGTCCTACTTTAAACCATACCATTCTATCGTCGTCTGTCAACAGCGGACATTTATCTGGGTACAGCTTGTCAAGCTTATCTATCAAATCTTTCGACAGTGCTGGTAATACTATTTCTTCATTCATCGTTCTCTATATCATCCAGTTCTATTGGTAAATTACCTTTGTTTATTTGATCCTTTGTCCACAACCACGCTGACGCATTCCACAAGATCGCACCCGCATGATCCTCCGTTTCGTCTCCTTCAGCCAACGCTAACAGATGTCTGAACATACTGTCGTACAGTCGTGTTAACGGGAATCCTTTTCTCCAGTTGTTGTCTCCGTAAAGCTTTCCGCCATCTTCAAATCTTTTGGCGAGACTGCGTAAGGCGATTGGAGGAATAAGCGAGGGTCGTCCCCGTCCAATGTCCCCGTCACGTTTAGCCCCTGTGGTGAAATCTTTAGTATATCCTTGGTTTGGTAGTTTCTCGGTGTCCATAGTTTCTTTATTGTATTGGTTCTGAATGAATAATTCTCAGCTCGTAACAGCCGTGCCATCCATGCGTTCATTAATGCATCCTGTTCAGTAAGTCCAGCTTTCTCGTAACAAGCAGTAACTGTTTCCCATGTGTATCCATCTTTCTCTAACAGACGTTGAGCACGAGTGACTCCTATGCCGGGCACTCCGCTGTATCCATCCGTGTGGTCTCCTGCTATCGTTTGTACGAGATGATAGTTATCGGCTTCTTCTTCTGACGGTTGATGATACTCTCCTTTGTTGTAGTCGTAGAAGATACCTGGTACTGTCTTGAAGTCTTTGTCGATGCTAATGATGATCGTTTCTTCATCCATCTCTTTGTCCGTTGCCAGAATTGATATGACGTCATCAGCTTCTAGGTTGGGCCACATTTCTCCATGTAGTTCATCTATAATCCACTGCTTAACTTGTCGCAAGATTATTGGCAGACGGGACTTTGATCTGTTTGCTTTATAGTCGGGATTAAGAATACGACGAAAGTTAGCACGGTCTGTCAGACACATTATAACTTTATTTGTTTTCATCAAGTCCTTGAACTCTTCGACACGATTAACAACACGAGCTTTAGCTAGCGCCATGTCTGCGTGTACTGTCCACATCTCATCCTTCCACTCAATTGATTCCTCGGCTACCACTGCTGCTTCAAACGCTAACACGTCAGCATCTATCAGTAGTTTTGTTTTCTTTTTATCCATAGTATACGCTCCAGTTCTCTTGGTATTTCTTGTACTTGTTCTTGCTTGACGGCAACGGATTCAACTTAGCTGTCTTACCTGTCAACTCACTACGTGGTATCATCCACCACATATTCTCAGGTGCTATATAACAAGCTACCACATCGACATCGTGTGACATTGCTTCTTTGCCTGTGCATCCGCTTGACGTCACGACGGTATAACTCTGTCCCAATCTAGTGCTTGTTGATTTGACTTGTACCTTTAACATACCTGCCGGACACGTGACGATAAAGTCCCAAGGCATAGGGGTTGCTGGCATATGTGGTTCAAAGTCTCTCTCTAAACATTCCGTTTGGAACTTCGATTCGGCTATGGCTCCGATACGTTGAGCGTTGGATGATGGCATATAGTTTTGTACGTGTTGTTTTCTCCAGTCCCACGGAACTTCTAAGTCGATGGTATCGTACAACTTAGCAAGACTCAAGTGCCAATCGTATTGAATCTCTAGTGTGTCTGTGCCCATGTCTCACCTACCTTTGCTTCACCGTCTAACATGACGTTTAGTTTTAACTCTCTTCCTGCCATGCGTATTGATTCAACTGCAAGATCACTAAACGCTCCCACTTTATCAGGTTGTACCTCTGCTTGGAACTCGTCGTGGACATTAGCAACAAAGCTGTACTCTCTACCGTGTTGCCACTTCAGTTTATTCATACGATGAAACAGTTGGATCAACGCTACCTTCATGCACACTGCACCTGCTGACTGTAACAACATATTCAATGCAGCGTGTGGTGAACGAACAGGAAGTATACGACCATCCAATCCAGTCAGCTTGTTACTGCGTTGTACCTTTTGTTGCACATCTGCCTGTAATCTTTTCAGTGCTGGCAGGTTGCTCAGGAACTTACGCTTTAACATCTGTCCTTCTTTAGCACTACCACCCACAATCTCTCCAATCTTAGCGTCACCTGCTCCGTAAAGGAAGGCATATATCATAGTCTTAGCTTGGTCTCTGTTATCTAATCCCGCTCGTTTCATGTTGAACGTGTGTATATCTCCTTCAATAACTTCCTTAGCGTATTCACCACCGTCGTAGAAAGCTAGGTAGTGGGCAAGCATTCGTAGTTCCAGTCCTGCTGCATCACACCCTACTAACTTGTATCCGTCTCCTGCCTTGAACAACTCACGACACTGCTCTCCATACTCAGCACGACACGCAGGTACTTGTGCAACATTAGGATTCTGATGGGTACAACGACCCGTGACTGCACCGTTTGTGTTGACTCTGCCGTGTATCCGTCCGTTCTTTTCCAACTTCAACCACGCCTGATTACCCTCTGCTAATTGTCCTAACCTCTTGGTAACCAATAAGTAATTACACAATACCTCAGCAAACGGATGGTCTATACTTTTCAGTACAGCTTCGTCTACCTTTGGTGTGGTTGCATCAGGTTCCTTTGGTAGTTCGTATCCTAAAGACAACAAACGCTCGGCTATCTGCTGACGACTACCGGGATTAAATGGTATCGTCTTAGTCTTTGGTGCTAACTTAACTGCATCCTTGACCAGCGTCTGTTTCAAATTACGCATCTTCAACTGCTTCTTCAGTTCCGTCTTGGTTGCTGCTGTGATAAACTCCATGCCATCCTCTCGTTCTATCTGTAAGGACCAACCACTCGGTGTCTTCATCTCTTCCGTCTTAGCAGGGAACTCTCGTTGCAGTCTGTCCAACAAACCAGCACGAACAGCAGCCAACTCTAGCTCCAACTTCTCAGCTTTAACAACGTCAAACGCAAAGCCTTTCTTCTCTTGTAGTCTCATCAGGAACGCAAACCAATGTTCAATTGCTAACATCTCACCGCTTGGGTTACCCATCATCAGATAGTCAAACAGGATTTGTGTTACAATTGTATCACGTTCACAGTACTTCCTCATATCCTCGTTGTAACTGTCGAACGCTCCGTCTTCCTCACCGTATGTCAGCTTGGTCAGGTTGTTCAGTCTCAGTCCCCACGCCTTCAACGAGTGACTACCCACTAAACTTTTATCGAAGTTATTTCGTAAGAAGTCGTCGTTGCGTACATCAGGTACTATACATCTAGCCATCACCATCGTGTCCAATACTTTAACAAGCGGTGGATGGAAGCTGTACATCTTGGAGAGAGCAGGTAGATCAAAGCCTATAACATTGTGACCAACGATACGGTCTGCTTTAGCTAACTCCATTAGTCCGTTCTTAATACCAGCACCGTGATACGTTATCATCTTGGGTGTGGTAGGATCGTAGATAGATAGACAGTGAACCGTCTTTAAGTCGGACAAGTTCGACCAATCCTCTATCGCATTTGTTTCTATATCAAAGAATAGTGTTTTCATTTTTTTTTAGAATGGTTCATTGTTGGTTGTATCTTCGAAGACGTTCTTGTCCTCTGTGTATCTTCCCGTGTCCGTGTCATAATTAAGTGTGGTACAATGTCCTGTCTGTCCGCTAAACCGATTTTTTAAGACTCGCACTCGTGTTTCATTGGATATTTTGTCGCTCTGTTGGTTACGTTCCAAGCCTATCACCATGTCCGACAGCTGTGCTATAGCGTGTGATCCACGTAGATGGTGCAGACTTACTCGTCCTCCGTCTTCGTGACCACTATCAACGCGTTTCAAGTGACTGACCAATACCATGCCACACCCTGTCTCTTCAAGAAGACTTCTAAGTTTGGTCATGGTGTTATCAATCAATCGTCGTTCGTCATCACCTGCAATACCACTGACAACAATGCTCAGGTGATCCAAGAATATCCATTTACAATCGAATCCTTTTATCAGATAACGTATCTTACCGAGCAGGTTGTCACTGTCCATACTTCCGAAGTGATCGTAGGTGTAGAACTTTCCGTTCCCTACTGTCTCTTCAAACGCAGGACGTAACGCTTCCGTATCGAGTTGTTCGTCTTCTAGGTGTAATGGTTTGTTCAGATGGATGCCCATGATACCAAGAGCTGTACGCCTGACGGATTCCTCCAGTGCTATATAACCTACCGTCTCGCCAAGACCTAGCAGGTGATGAGCTATCTCACGACAGAACAGAGACTTTCCTATTCCACTACCCGCGCATACCGTAACTAATTCTCCTAGTCTCATGCCGTGGGTTAACTCGTTTAAACTATAGTACGGATACGGCACTGCTTTGTGTTCTTCAGTATTACTCACCAACTCCCACAAGTCCTTACCGTTAACGATTCCGTCAGGTCTGTACTCTCTTGCTTCATACAAACACGACACCAACTCTTTCGACTTACCTCCTGTCAACATATCAGACGGGTCCTTTAGTGGTAGCTCTGCAATGTGTGCTTTGCCGGGTGTCAGGAGTGCTGCACATTCAGCTGCTCCCTTTCGTCCGACATCATCCATATCAAAACAGAACACCACTTTCTCGAACCGTTCCAACCAGTCGATAGCTTGTGCCACGTGTTTCTTTGCAGCACTTGCTCCGTTCGGTACGCTGACCACGGGCCATCTGTTATCCATAGCCTGTGACGCACTCAACGCATCTATCTCTCCCTCGACTACAACAACACGACGTCCTCCTTCTTTCCATAGGTGCTGACCGTACAAGCCGACCAACTCACCACGAACACTGAAGTTCTTGTTGGCGTATCGTATCTTCTGAGCGACAGGTTTACCGTCTCGTGTCTTATAGTTAGCTATCTGAACATCCTCACCATTCAAACGACCGACCCAGTAGCCCCACTTACGACACGTTTCCAAGGTTAGGTTGCGTCGTGGTATTGCTTTAGGTTCGCCATTTAAGAACTCTCTCGGTGTTGGTTCGCTCACTCTTCCTCCTTGTCCACTATAATTTTGACACACGAAACAATAGGTGCTTCCGTCATCGTTGGTGGCTGCTCCGTCACTTGACCCGCACTTGCTACAGGGTTGGTGCGTTGCTGTGAAAGCCATGACTTTGGTATGATTTTATCTGCATATATTATTCCTTTCTTATCGCACCATTTAGCGTAGGTGGTGTCTGAACCCTTACGAATCTTGTTCGCTGCGTTCATAAACACCAATCTAATATCTAGATGTGGATGCTGTGCCCGAACAAGGAGGTGCTTAGTCCTATCTTCCACCGTCCAGACTCCCTTGGCCTCAATGATTATGCCGTTTGGTAGTATGAAGTCTGGCGTATAGGTGGACACCTTTCGGTACTCAATCTTGAGCGTCTCGTATTCAAAACAGACACCACTACGCTGTAATTGGTTAGCTAATTTAGATTC